GAGCAAAGATGTTGAAGTGTTCGCCCGCCTCAGCGACCTGGAGCGTTCAGTAGCAAGACTGGAAGGTCATAGCGATAGACACTAGACTTTTTGTAGTTACAGGGGTTTAATGATTTTTCTAATCAAGCCAATCCTGTTCAAATTCATGCAATCAGACTCGGTGAAGAATCTGATTGTGGATTTGATGCGTGCTTACGTCAAGACGACTGAGAACACGGTTGACGACAGCGTTGCCGATTTTGTGGAACGGAACTTGTTCCCGACACGTCGTGTTGAGAAGTGAAGCGGCTTGCTTTGTACCTTTCCGGCTTTGCGGCGTCTGTCGTTTTGGGTACAGCGTTTAGCCTGAGCTTGTCGGCAGTTATTTACGGCACTGGTTACTTTGATGGCATTGCGGGGTGCAACACGGCAGCATTAGAGCAATGATTCGCCGGATTGGGCTCATCATGGCTCCTCTTGCTTTGCTGCCTTTTTTCCAGTGGTATAGAGGCACCCCGCACCAGGATGCTGCGATCAAGGAATTAGAGGACTCAATTCCTCTGGATTTACTGCAGGAGGATGCAGCGTGGTTTGAGGCCTGGAAAGAAAGTGGAATCGCACAGCGGGCTTATGTGCCGTACTTCAGCCAGCTCGATGACGAGTCGGGAGAAGGCTATCGAATGTGCCTCACGGCAGCAGCTGCAATGGTCGCCGCCACAATGGGCAAAGTGAACACCTATGCAGAGTACAAAAAAGTCAGAGAAAAATTTGGAGACACCACTTTGGTCAAGGCTCATCTAGATGCCTTGAAGTCTTTGGGCCTGAATGCTGAGTTTCGTACAGACGCAGACGATGCACTGGTTGAAGCTGAAATTGCATCAGGTCGACCAGTGCTTGTCGGCTGGCTTCATCATGGTGATCTAACGCTGGGCGAGCCACCGCAGTGTTCTTCTTGGGCGTGCGGCCACTGGAGTGTTGTGACGGGCTATGAGGGCATTAGATCCGCTAACAGCAACTGGGTAATGCACGACCCAATGGGGTTGCCAAACATTGAGCGAGGTGGCCACACAAGAAGGCACGGAGGGAAAAATATAAGAGTGCCCAGAGCCGCATTTAGGCAACGCTGGCAAGTCGAAGGCCCTGGAACGGGGTGGGTCATCCTTGTTGATGGCGAGTAAGGTGAACCTTTAGTTAGCTTGCATGGCTGTCCTGTCTGACTGGGAGATTCGCGCTAGATGTGAGGCGGGCAGCCAAATGGTTTGGCCTTTTGCTCCTGAGCTGTTAAATCCAGCAAGTCTTGATGTGCGTCTTGGTCCAAACCTGATGATCGAGGTAATGGACTCAGCAGAGTTGATTCAAATCGACATTTCAACTCGGACCAAAGATGACCCCTACCTTCTCCTGCCCGGCGAGTTTTGTTTGGCTGAAACTGTTGAGCAATTTGATTTACCAAACGACGTCAGCGCGCAGTTTGTACTCAAGTCAAGTCGTGCCAGGGAGGGTTTCAATCATCTTCTTGCTGGCTGGTGCGATCCAGGGTGGCATGGAAGCAAGCTCACACTTGAATTGAAGAACGAACGGCGGCACCATGCGCTGGAACTCTACCCAAATCTAAAGATCGGCCAGATGGTGTTCCACCTGATGAGCGCTATCCCCACGCATAGCTATGCAACCACAGGCCACTACAATAATCATCTACAAGTAATGCCTTCCGTTGCGTAATGGCTGACTGGTACTGGCTTTGGTCATACTTGGCAGCATTTTGGAGCACAGTCGTAGTTGGCTGTGCTCAGCCCGTCAATTGGCAAAACTGCTGGCCACCGCATGAGTGGTTGATCCCATACGTGCAGGATTACATTGACGCCAAGCGTCCTTACGCTAAAGAGAAGCAAATCTTGGAGTCTCTGGAGCGATCTAATGGGCTGGGCAGACTGGATGGTAGTCAACCAAAGCCTTGAGGAAGAGCTTGAACTGGAACGTACCATCCGCAGCATCTACGGCTATCCCGGCTTAGAAGAAACCCAAAAGCTGTGCGAAGCTTTACTTCGACAAAACTGGCATCAATCAAAGCTGCTAAAACAAGCCGTAAAACACATTGCAGAGATGGACGCATCCCTAGCCTGTGGTGAGACTCAGTAGTCCACAAATACGATTCCCGTTTTAACCGCTAAAAGCTCTTGCGCTCTCAAGACCTCGTGGAGCGTTTTGTAAGTACAGGCGTCCTCGCGCTTAGTAGTAAAGAGTGCAAACCCTGTGTCGTTATAGACAGCAGAAACATAGTGCGAGTCGTGAAAGCACTGCAGCGCGTAGCGCATGGTCAGCTGTCCTTTTTAGTGCGACCCTCGATACGACGGCGAACAGAGTTGCGCCACTCGTTCCAGTCTGCGTTTTCGGCATCACTGTAGACAGCTGAAGGCGTGTTCATCCTGAGTTCTTCATAAACAACGTCACGAATCCACGCGGTGGCACGTTTGCCGGCTTTCTTGGCTTCTTGCTGGACCAGCTCTGCACGATTTGGGTCCAAAAGAATCTGGAAGTACGCTTTATTGCCGTGTCGAAGGGCCATAACTACTACTCTACTACATAGATACTACCATAGTATCGAATCATCTACTTTTTTCTGCCACGCTGTCGCTTGTGCTCGTCGAGCTTGGGCGCGCTGGTTTGTGCAGCCCGCCCGTACTTCCCTGGCGCGCTCCAGGAACATTGCCGCTCGCTGCAGATCAGCGGTAGTTGCCGTGCGGATCGCTTGGTTTAGCCGCTCCATGACTATTTGTCTGCCTGTACGCGGCATCCATCGCCTGGCAAAAATCTTTGTAGTAACTTACCGCTTTTCCGACGACGCAGCACCAGCCCTGATCCGTGTAGTACACCTTGGCCATCAGTGGACCTCGCTCCAAGTTTTACCGACGGACACTTCAGCCAACGCGGGAATATCGCCCAGCCACTTAGCTTCTGCATCCTCCATAACGTGTTTTAGGAGCCCCGCCCAGAACTCGGCAGCGTCTTGCCGAACTAAAAGCAAGATTTCGTCATGTACTGCCGCTGCAATCCGTACGGTGTCTTCTTTGCCTTGCACCAGTGGCCACAGCTTACCAAGCGCGCATTTAAGGATCGCCGCACCAGCGCCTTGGATTGGTGTGTTGCATCTCACAGTCAGTCGATTCGTATCGCCTTTGAGGTACCGGCGCATCCCCGTTAGCGGGACACGGATAGCAGCCCATGGATCGTCAGCCGTTGTATCCGCCTCTTCAGCGTTCTTCTTCTGCCAATCCGCAATGCCCTGGAACGTGTTTAGCCAATCAGTACGAACTTCTGCTGCACGCTCTTGGCTCATGGTTATGCCCATAGCGCCTGCATAGTTCCGGAGCCCAGTGGCCCCGGATCCATACAACAAACCGAAGTTGGCGGACTTAGCGGTTTGCCGATCGCAGCCTATAGCTTCTGCAGTAACTGTGTGCGGATCTTCCCCACGCTGGAACGCCTCGATCATCCTCTTGTCATTAGCAACGGCAGCTGCAAGGCGCAGCTCCATCTGGCCAAAATCAGCGTCAACCAGCAACCAACCCTCAGGCGCTTCAACGCAACTGCGGAACTGCTTATCGCGTGGAATCTGCTGATTGTTGGGCTTAATGCAACTCATCCGTCCGGTATCCGCACCAAGCTGCATATAGCTGGCACGCACAAAACCATTCGGGCCCATCTTTTCCTGGATCGACTCAATCATCTGCCGCCGCTTCTCACACTTTTTCCACTCCAGGTAAACCTGCACAACTTCATGATCCGCCGCGTAACTTCGAAGAGCCTGTCTTGATGCGCTGAGCTTGCCCTTCGCATCTTTAGGCGGTTCAGGAAGTACGTGGCTTAATTTTTCGATAAGTTGCTGAGGGCTATTTATGTTGAAGCCTTTGTACTTCTTCGTACCAAGTCGGATACTACCCTCATCCTTGGCACGTGTGTTGAAAGTGGTGCAGTTTTCTAAGGTCTCGATCTCGGCGTACCACTTCTCGTACAAATCGTCGTCATGACCCATCTCAGTAACCTTGCCCTTCAGGTACTGCAATCTTTTTTCATCCCGTTCACGAGGCAGTTTGTGTTCCGCAGGCAGCGAATTATCCAAAAGAACCAAAAAATCCTGCTTTAGCTGGGTAATATCGTGTTCATAATCAAGTTTGCGCTGCTGTAGATTATCCCTGTTCCAGGGCAATCCTATCCGCCACATCTGTGCCATTGCCGGCAGTGCACGACACTCCAGCATAAAAGCATCTTCTAATTTAGCTACTTTGATACGTTTAATCAGTTCAGGGTAAAGATCCATCAGCGCAAATACATCGTCTGCCGCGTAATTGAGCTGCTCTTGTGAGAGCGTGCCACTCCAATCAGAACGCTGTTGCTCTTTAGAAAGCTTCCGCCCTAGATGTCGATAAACAAGACTGTCGAGACCATGTTTAAGCGCAGGAATGCCGTTTTGAATTAGACGGCTAGCCAGCATTGTGCAGTTCCAAATGCCGCGTGGGTAAATTTCATAAGCTTGCAACCACCCCAGATCAAAAACAGCGTTATGTGCGATCCACGTTCTAGACCGCTCATGAAAAAACTGCCGTAGCGGATCCCAGTTTTCAACTAAAAAACAGTCAATAACAACAACAACTCGACTGTCGATACCGCCCAGCTGAAGGAGCCGTAGCTTATTGCGCTCTGGCTGCAGCTGGAGCGTTTCTGTGTCAAAGCAAATAAAATCGTCGGCATCGAGCTTGTTCAGGTGCTCAATGCCCTGGAAAAATTTAGGAGACATGGGTGGTCTGAAGACTTAGCTAGAGTAGCACACTACTAGGCTGTAAGCGTTTCCAGTAGCGGAAAGTAGCCGAGATCGTAAGCCGTGATGACAGAAACATCGATACCGCACTCCAAAGCAGCAGCCACTTGGCACTCAAACTGCATAAAGCCGTCGTCGTCGTTCTCGTACATCACTTGCTCGACTGCAAGTGCCCTGGCATCAGCGCCGTAACTGGTAAAACGTGCCAGTGCTAGAGCATCGCTGTCTTTCGGCTGCTTAATTTTGCAGTAGTGCAGGTTTACGTTCTTTTTCATGCTGGCAAAGCGCCTAAACGGAGTATGCCGGTTCTGGGCTTGCTTGCGGCAGAGGAAAAAATAAACACGCAGGGCGCTCTTACGCAGCCAACTCATTGATCACAACGGCGACGGTCTGCTCAACTTGCCTGGGATCAATACCAAACCCAACCCGACGACGCACAACCTGCACCAGTTTGTTGTAATCAACCGGGCTAAGGTTCTGTCCGTGAACCGCTGTATTAAGAATCTTTTCACGGGCCAGCTCAGAGCGTGAGACTTTGCGATCCGCCGCCTCTTTATCGAGACGGTCAATCGCGTCTACGGGCAGACGAACTTCAATTTTGCGGGTGGTCATAGGTACTCGGTGTAGAAAGCACTGCCTGGGCCGTACATAGAAATTATCTCAGGGAAAGCGTCAAGCACCCTGGAACGATTGCGCGGGTCGGCAGTTAATGCAGCGTTGGCGAGTTTAGATATAAACGACCCACCGAAGTGGGCCGCTGTTTTGACGGTGTGGTGAACCTGGGAGTCGGTCACTGCTCTATGGATTCTGTGAGTACAGTAGCACATTAGCCATATTTGGTAACACCTGCAGCATCCCGAGCCTCAAGAGACACCTTCCAGCCCACTGGAGGCTCTGGGATTCCCCAGCGACTCATGAGACACCACTCCCAGTAAAGGATGCGCTCTTTTTCGGTACGAGGGCGGCGATTCGTTGAGTGCATAGGACTATGCCCACTTGGTCCAGGAGTCCGGGAGACCGTCATCCACCCTATGTTTGTCAATAAACGCGTCAAAACTCGAATCCGTTGCGCTGGAAGGGTTTTTAACGACAATTGACTTTGTCAAAAGTTCCGCTTTTGTCAAAAGTCCCTCCCCCTGGGGCGTTCCAGGGCTCTCTATTGACTCAGTATTAGTCTTTTGAGTCTCATCTTCTACGTACTTTTGACAATCGAGAGACTTTTGACAATCCTCTTTGTCGTTTAGAGCCACTGCAGCAGAAGGAGTTTCCGTTTTGACGTCCCCTGGGACGGACACCCCGTGCGCGCGCGCGTGCGAAAGAAACCCACCTGGAACGTCCACGGCCAGTGCTCGCCAGAAAATGGGTTTCCGGCCTTTGCACTTGAAGTCCTTTGGGGGAGCGCAGCGTTCAATGAGCTGCTGACCCTCCAACTTCTTGAGGGCGTACTTGATGGCGCGTTTCTTGTGCTCGCCCCCTAGCTCCACGTGGTCGATCCAGGTCTGGATGCTCCACGGCTGACGGTCTGCCCGCATCTCTTCGAGCATGTCCAG